GCTATCATATCCAGTTAACACACCTGTTTTAAAACCATTATCTAAAGCTTGTAACTGCTGTTGTGATAAAGAGTCTGTGTCTAAGGCATTGTTATTTATTTGCTCCTGTATTTGTGCTACTTTTTTACTCATTATTGAAAAGTTCCCTCAAGACCTTGTATGGCATCTTGTTTTGATTGATCAGTTATAGGTTGATTTTTATTTAAAGAATTTTTGAGAGCATCAGTTTGTTGTACAACTAATTCATTACTGTCATATATTGCAGCTAATGCTCTTGGATCACCACCTGCTCTTATATATTCTTTAGAAACTTCACCAAATATTCCTTTTGCTTCATTTTTCAAGCTAATATAGTTTGTTGGAATTAACTCTTTATCTATAAAAGCTTTAATAATACCTGTTCTTTTCTCAGCATTTTCTGTATCACTGTTTGATATTCTGTCTCTAAGTTTATTCATCCTAGCTAATAAATAGGCAGCTCTTGATTCAATCACTAACATAGTCGATAAACCTCTCTTTTCAGCATCAGATGCTCCATCGGCTAACATAGATTCTATATATGCTGAATCTTTTGAATTTTTAACAACTTCATAATATTTATTTTTATAATTTTCAAAAGCATCAGGCTCCATATTTCTTTTTGCCTCAGCTAAAAATTTAGCGTTTGCCTCTTCGCTCACATCAAACAAATAATCCTCTACATCATCTGACAAAAAATCTGAGGCTGTTTCATAAGCACCACCAAGAAATTTTCCAACTACAGGTATGGCTTTAGCAGTGGACTCAAGTATACCATCAATAACTCTAAGTTTACCATCTAGTCCTATTAATTTGCCTCCTGTTGCAGTATTAACTTGATTAAATAAATCTACTAAGCCCATCATTTTATTAGCTGCAGACATTCTATCTTTTAATTCATTTTGTCGACCTTGATCAAAAGAAGCTGTTTCGAATTGATTTAAATCAAAGTTAGGTGGTAATTGTACGTATCGACCACCAACATCTACAAACCTCATATTAGCATTGTTTGCGTTGGTATATACACGTAGTAAAGATTCTCCAGCCCAACTAGGTTTGACAATTCCTTGCAGTGCAGGATTTTCTTGAAGAAATTTGTTTGGTATTATTCTGTATTCAGGGTCTTTATTAAATTTATATCTGGTTGATGCAAGAGTAGCCTGAGCTTTAGCATTTGCAACATCTAAAGCATTTTTGGCTTTTATTTGAGCAGTGTATATGTTTGAAGCTCTATTCAATTGCTGATCCCGTGTTTGTGCTTCTGTTCTTATTTCAGTGTTTGCAATACCTATTTGTTGAGCAAAAATTTCTTTTTGTGTCTTGTTAAATTCTTGGTCTAGAGCTGATATATAATTCAAGTAACCATCTGCTAAAGCTTTTGACTTTGCTTTTTCGTGCATATCTATCGCCATAACATCTTGTGCTAAACCTTCAGTTGACTGTCCAAGCACATCCATAAATCCACTTAAACCAGTTTGAGTTGTTTTGCCAGACATCATACGACTAGCCCATTTTAATAATGCATAGTTTCTATAATTGTTACCAGTATCTCCTGTCATCTCTTGATACATTTTTTTGTATTGATCAAAATTTTTTCTTTTTTCTTTATCTCTTGCGTCCATTTTTTTTTCATATTCATCTACAAATTTATATGATTGTGAAAAATCAACCTTAGTTTTTGAAAGTAATTTAGATAAAACATCAGCAGAACCAAGATTAATAATTTCTGGTATATCTGTGTTGTTAGCTAAACTAAGGTCGCCTCGTGGATTGTTAGAATTTGTTATAAGACCACTGCCCATAAAACTAGCATACTTTGCATCAGCAATATTTTGATTTTCCTGCGCTATAGGTCCCTCTTTACCCTCAAGGATGTTTTGATATTTTTCAGGGTCTGATTTTTTATCAACTTTGGGCTCACCTTTATCATCTTTACCAAGTATAACTTGCTCGTCATTTTGCACTGCCTCATTTATTTGATTATTAACTATGTTTGTTTTTTCCACTTTTTCTTTAGTTACTTTACTAGCTTCATCTAAAGTTGATACGATGTCTGCTTGGTTTACGTCATCATCAAGAAAAGGAACTTCTAGACCTAATTCACTTGCAGTTAAAGGTCTCCCTAATATTCTAGATTTCTCTGAATTTTTTTGTTCTGTTGTTAAGTCTGGATTAGCATCTATTTTTGAAATTTGGTCTTGTTGATCTTCAGCAAAAAGCATACCTGGCGCCATTGTCAGTGCACCTATACCTAACGCAGACTTGAATGGGTTTCTTCTTATAGTTCTAGGTGTTAGTCTTATGGCTTCTTTTGCTAATCTGCCTCCTGGTTTTACCATTTGAGCACCTTGTGCCATAAACGGATAGGCTATACCTGCAAGACCAAAATCCTCCAAGGCTTGCTCGTAATCACCTTGCATAAAGTTTACAGTACCACTACCTGCCATACCAACGGGATAAGCTAATTCAGCGGCACCTATACCTTTTTTACCTATTCTATACAACCTATTGTCCTTTAATATATTTGGTATATTTGGTCTATTTGGTAGTATTTGAGATACTTGACCAGCAACATTAGAAGCACCAGATTTCATCTTACTTGCCACAGGAGCAACAGTACGTCCTAAACCAGATCGTGTCATACCAGCTGAAAAACCAGTTAAATAAGGCAAACCACGAACTCCTAATTGCAAAAGACCTCCAAGATAATAATTTGGTACTTTTTTTTGTTTTACTTGTGCTTTATGCCTGAATAATTTTCTATTTAATACGTTTCCCATTATGATAATTTACCCTTCGACAATAAGTCATAGGCCTGATAAGCACCAACTCCAGCACCAGCTGCTTGTGCAAAAGGGTTAACTCCAGGACCAGTACCTGCTGTCACTTGAGATGCAGCTGTTGGTAAAGCAGTCATAATACCTTTTTGGAATTCTATTCTTTGAAATGGCTCATAAGCTCTTGCAACTTCTGTTTGTCTTTCAGCAGTCAGACCTCTTTGAGCTATGTCTCTTTGTATAGCACCAGCTTGTAAAGCACTACCAATATCTCTTTGCGCCATTTGCTGAGCTTGAGTTGCTGCTCCAGCTAAATTTTGTGCTTGTTGCATTTCTGCTTGTGTTTGAAATTGTTGTTGAGTTTGTGCTGCCCCTAACGCTTGACCAAAGCCTTGAGCTCTAAGTTGACCAATAGTTGCTAATCTTGCTCTCTCTGATTCAGCTTGTTGTATTCCCTCTCTACCTCCACCAAAAGCACCAGAACCTACTGCTTGAGCAGCAATTTCGTTTTCTCTCATAGCAGCTTGTCTATTAATTTCATCAATTGTGTATCTCTCATAGGGATTCATAAAAGCATCTATGTTAGGCATACCCCTTGCTACATCACCTGCTCTTCCTAAAGCAGTGATACCTTGTGTTAAATATTCTTGTCCTACCCCCGGTGTTACCATACCAAAGCCTTGCATTTCTAAAGGACTAGGTCCAGCAGTTTGATAAGCTGGCACCTGAACAGGTTGTTTTGCTAAGTTAATACTTTCATCATAAAGAGCTAGTTTTCTTGCTTCTATTTCAGGTGCCTCTCTAGTAATAGTAGTAGAAGTACCACCACTTGCTGGAGCAGGAGCAGGAGCAGGTGATCCACCACCTCCAAAATAACCTTTTAGTCCAGTTGCTTTATTTAGTCTACCTCGTCCACCGATTTGTTTAAGGATTTTTACTTCATAAGGATTAACGTGAGCTAATTCACAATCCTCATACTCTCCCTGATCAGCTATATCTCTATACAAAATTTCGTATAAATATATTTTAAATCTATTAGGTAATAATTTAAGTAACCATTTCATAAAAATATCCTGTATGCTGTAATTTTAACTTGTCCTTTTTGATAGCTTTAATCCAACCTTTTCTACCTATAATTTCTAATCTTGCACAATTGTTTTCTTTAGCATGATCACAAAAAAACGTTTGTATCTGTTTCATATTTTTAAGGAGTTCAGACCCACCACAAAATAACATACATAATGTATTTAGATTAGGATAAACTACTCTTTGCACTACAATTGCTGCTTTCAATATTTCTTTTTTAAAAACTACGAACAAAGTCATTTTGTTTTCCTTCAGTAGTCTGTATGTAGAAATTATTGTGTGTCTACCATTTGATTGGTCTGTTGCTTTTTGTATCCAGTCTCTAACATCATCCCAAAACACATCAATACACTCTACATCAACTTGTTTGATCGTTATCATTTGTTATATCATAGATTCTTTTAAGTTGATCTTGTTGCTTGTAAAAGAATGCTGCTCCTCTTCTTCTTGCATCTTTAAAGTCTTTTGGTGATGCACCTGCCATAATTCCTGCACCTAATACAGCATCGGCACGACTAACAAATTCACCATCTGCTAATTGTGCGAGCATAGTGTCTTCATCTTTATCACCATTACCAGATCCATCTTCTACGTAACCTGTTGCTCTTGTGTAATTAGTCACGTCATTCTCATTGTGAGTCATTTTACTTGGTAAATAGTTTACACCACCCTCTGCGTAATGTGGTATTAATTCAGCTATACCACCTTTTTTTAACTGATACATCGGTGAGGTAAAGTTATAAACTGATTGATCTTGACCTGCTGCTGCATCTGCATACTGAGCTCTATCCGTCAAACCAGACAAATCTCCTCTTGCTCTAGCATAAGCATCTGTATATTCTTGATCAGAATAAGGGGATGCATTTGCAAGCATGTCACCCATTTTAGGTTTACTCGCTGACAATGTATCACCTAACACACCACCTGCTGTTCCAACACCAAATGCAGCTTTTGTGGTTAACATACCTGCATTTGATAAAGGTACTCCTGTTGTTCCTATTCCTAAAGATTGTAATCCGTAACCACCAACGGCACTAAACGCAGCACCTGTTAACATTGATTTTAAAACGTTTCTATTTGACTCGCCTCTTGCTAAGGCTGAGATTCCTCCAAACCCAGCACCTATTGCGATGGCTAATGGTAATGCCATAAAAATCTCCTTTATTGCCTATAATACCCTTATTTTTGTTGACTATCAACACCCACAGCAACCATTTCGTCTATAAGTCTACCAGTAAATTGATGTTCACCTACATGAGTTATGTATTCATTTATCAAAGCCATACATTTTCCCCCTGTTTTTGTCCATAATCGTGAGAAGGCGAAATCCTCACCTAGGTACAATTTTTCTTCGGAATCATAGTAAGTATCAAAAAAGTTATACAAGTTTTTGCGTAATTGTTTTTCTCCATCTATCATTGTCTCTTGCTTGATAGTTAAGTCTGGGTATGCTTTTTTCATTTTTTCTAAAGCCTCTCTTTTTATTAATAGACAACCAGTCATAGAATGTGACAATTCAATCATTCCGTCTTTAACCTCTATGTCATCTTCCTTGCCTTTTATACGGACTGGAAACATATTACCACTTGTTTTAACTTGTGTAGGGTTCATACTTGGTATACCCCTCCACTTATGTAAAACTTTGTCCCATTGTATAACTTTCATAGGGTAAGGAATACTTAAGACCTCTTGATCTTTTTCTATCATTTTAAATATAGAATCAGCGCTAAATAATATATCACTATCTACAAACAACAAGTGCGTATAACCAGAGTTTAAAAACTCCGACACACATAAATTACGACCCTGTGTGACCAATGATGATTTCATCAACTGCAACATAATAGGTATTCCCTTTTGATTGCATTGTGCTTGTAATTTAAATACTGACTGCATGTAATGTATAGATACTTCACTGTGGACTGGTGTAGCTACAAATAATTTTATTTTTTTATTGTCCAACCATTTTGCATCTGGTGTGTATATAGGCTCATAGTTTTGCATTCAAAGCTCCTTGTAAAAAATTTGTCCATTCTAATTTTTTCTTTTCCCAACTATAAAATCTTTTTACAAAGTCTTGTTGTGTTTTTAAATGATTTAATACTGCTGGCTCGTGAAGCGTGGTCACTGCTCCTCGAATAGCGTGAGCAAAAGCTGTCGCCAAGTTACGATAATTTTTGTCATAGGTTACATAAACAGGAAACTCGGAACATGTTTCATATAAAGCACCAAAGTTTGTTACTATACACATTAAGCCAGCTGCCATTGCCTCCAGAGCTGCGTTACAACTTGTTTCTTCCCATATACTAGGATAAGCAAACATATGATAACGATAAATGTATTTTTGTATAAAAGAATGATCTTTATATCCAATGTAATTTACGTTTTCTAACTTTCTTGCTTGTTCATATA